ACTAGGATATGATCCTCTGACTGCTTTCCTCGAATCTTTAAGATTGCATCAATCAATTTTCTGTCTGTTGGTTTCATGTTCTCCTCCTATTCTGATGGGATGTCCTTTTCGTCCATCGTATTTTCAAATGCCAAAGTCAGGCTCATTTCATGTTTTCCATTTGCGAATGTATGTGAATCACTCTCAATGTAAAACAATCCATATAGCCCTGATTTGCTTTCCTGTACTGCCAGCGAATATCCGGATACTGCCCTGGTATCTCCCAAAGAGAGAATTGTACCTGTTTCATCAATGCCATGGAACAATGCCTTTGCCTCTGTTGTTGCATCTGTACCATCTTCCTGCTTATAAACCTTTTGCACCGTTCCATATTTGTTTCGGCTTGCTAGATCATCCAGCGTCTTGATGGTGTTTCCGTTCTTGTCCGTAACGACTACTTGATTCACCACATTCTCACTGGTTACGCTGTACGTAGCATCTTCCAGATTATAGGTACCTTCAACAACCACTCCGCTATATTGACCTTTTTTGATCACACACAGCTTGTTGATATCTTTCATTAAAGGTATATAGATATTGCCATTCGTTCTGCCTGCATAGGTATAGGCAATCATGATTGCCTCGTATGCAGTTTTCTGCAAACAAGGATAATAGACCTTGATGCCTGTCTTTTCGATGCTCCCTGTCGGTATGCCAAGATCGTCACAAATGGTCTTTGTAATGCTCTCTGGCGTATTGTCAAATATCTTTGATATTTCTGATCGACTCACGTAAAACAGAAGATCATAGGCAAGGTAGGTCATTGTTTTCGCTGCAGAGTTTCGGTCGATTTTATGAATAACACCTCCGAAGATAGCTTTTCCTTTATCGTCCTGCAGGATGATATCATCTCCTGCATTGATGCTGACCTTAGGCATCTGCTTGTCCTTTTCGTTTTGATATATTACAAAAGAAAGTTTCCTGCTGACTTCCTTCGTATCTCCACTCCATGTAATGCTCTCCACCAGTTCAATGATGTCCTTTCCACCAGTCAGCAGTTTCATTTCGGAATTGTCAACTGGGTTCCTGCCCAGATCCAGTGTCCCTGTTGCGAGCTGGAGAATCTATGTGCCTTCGCTGCGCTCTCAATCGTGGAAGAGTTCGCATTATAGATTTTCATATACTGCGTACCGTTCCCGTAAAATCGTGTTGCGATAGCCCACAAGGTATCATTGCTTTTGATGGTGTAAGAACTTCCACCTCCACCGCCAGAGCTTCCGGATGATCCGGAACTCTTTGCTGCAGGTTTTGGGCGTGTCTTTATGGAGCTTTTCACTTTGGTGGATACTTTTACAGTTGGAACATTCAGCGTCTTATACTCCGTCAGGACAATGGAGTAGTAGATATCATCATCTCCCTCGCGCTGCTTGTATTCAAAGCTGTCTACTGACATAGCGAGGTTGATATCCAGATCTGTGATAATCATTCTGACGACGCTTTTGTTATCTTTCCATTTCTTGACCATCGCCTTATATTCCTTAGGTGTGCGATTGGCACCACCGCGAAAATACAAAGGCGATTTTTCAGCAGGAAAGAAACTTTCAAAGGTAACACTGATTAGACCGCGCTCTCCAAGCAGATTCACACTTCCTACATCAAGGAGTGTTACCTGCTGGTTGTTCTGCGGATCCGTAAATGCTATCTCTGATGGATTGATAGGAAGCTGGATCACTTCCTTTCTATCATTTGCACTGAGTTCTATAATTCTTGTCCTCATGTCTTTCCTCCTTCCTAGTCAAGATTTTCAGCCACTTCGATAATCTTCTCAGCGACTTTTTCTGATATGTTGTCAATGTCAGCCTCTTCTCTGACAACGACTTCATCTGCGACTTTAGCAACTGTGATGTTGTAGGTCTTATTTATGATCTGACCATTTCCTGCTTGTCCAGGCGTTGGTGCAGGAGAAGGGAACGGATCACTTTTAGGTTTTGGTGTACTACGCTTTGATGCTCTGCTGTTGATCTTATCTGCAAGCTGTGAGATCCAGCCGGTATTATTTTCAAGTGGCATGACTGCCTCTTTACCAGCTTCACCAACAATAGCAGGTGTTGCCTTGTTGACGATTCCACCTTTTGCAAGATAGTCGATCTTATCCAATCCAAGGCTCCAGTGTTCACCACCTACGAATGGTACCCAGTCAGGAACATCAACCGCTATTGAATTGATACCGTCGATAGCACCGTTTATGATACCAATAACCGCGTTGATCGGAGCCTTACAGATTTCCCCAATACCGCCGAAGATAGTTCCAAAGGCATCCACAACGCCCTGCCAGTCGCCTGACCAAATACTGCTGATCAGATCAAGTCCGCCTTGAATGATGTCAGCTATGCCGGACACTGCAGTTCCTATGGTTTCGCTGATGCCAGTAAAAACATCGTCGATAATAGGTGCAATCGCAACAATCACATCCGCAATCATGCTAAACGCATTTCCAAGCGGAGGAAGGATTGTAGTCACGATATTTCCGACCGTGGTCACAATAGTTGAGAATACCGGTTCGATCGCAGGTAAGATACGTGCGATGGCATCAACGATCGTCTGTATGACAGGTGCTGCCTGAACAATAACCGACTTTATCGTTTCGCCAACCGTCCCGGCAAATGCCATAATCGGTGGGAGCATCTGCTGGATCCCTGAAATGATAGCGGAGAAGGTCGGCATCATTTGTTTGAATCCGGAAATGAAGCCAGGCATCATATCACTAATAAACTGGATGCCTTTTCCAAGGCTGTCACCGAACTTTGTACCCAGCTCATCAATATAAGGCATTGCCTTATCAATAAAGCCTATGACATTGGTAAGAACAGGCTTGAGCTGCTCTACGATCTTCAAGCCAAAGTCTGCGACTCCTGACTTCATCTTTCCGGTGATGGTTGATAATAAACCACTTCCGGTCGTAGCCAGTTTTTCAGCAGCACCGCCATAAAATTCTGAAAGGTCTTTTGAAACACCTTCAAAACCCTTTGAATCAAATTCCTCAGCCGATACTTTAAAGCCAAATTCTTTCAGACGCTCCATTTCACCGAGTTTCGCATCTGCTAGTGCCTCGATTGCATCACTTACAGATTTTGTACCACCAGATGCTGCAGCCATGTCCTCTGCTAAGGTTACAAGATTCATAGCCTCCTTGCGGTTACCTTGAGTAATTGCGATTGCTCGGGATCCTGCCTGAATGACTTCTCCCGTCTCAAACGGTGTCGCATTGGCATTTTCACGAAGAGCGTTTGTAAACTCATTCGCTGCTGCCTTGATTTGATCTTGTCCATAGTCTTTATTCGTAGCACCGATAAAGTGTTCAATAGATACCTGCTGATTTTCGAGCTGCATACCACTGTTTACTGCTGCACCTAGCGCTACTACGCTGGCAGTAACCGGTATAACAAGACCTTTCGCCAATGATTTCAGCTTACCGCCGATAGATGCAAGAGCGCTTCCTGTTTTATCGATAACTTTAGCAATCGGCTTTACAACCATCTTTCCAACTGTTTTCAGTTTGCTTGTGATTGGTGCTAGTTTTGCACTGATCATATCTTTCAATATTGCAACCGGCTTTACTACCGTTTTCCCAACTGTTTTCAGTTTGGAGAACACACCACTCACTTTACTTGTTGCCTGGTCTTTTAATGCTACCAGTGGACGGGATACGATCTTTCCAATGCGCTTTACTTCGCTGTAGATTGATTTCGCCTTGTTTAAAGCATTACCAGCAATCCTCACAATAGGAGATACGACCATAGAAGATAATGCTTTGAGTTTGGCTCTGATTGCTCTTATACCGTTTAAAGCATTTCCACCTACATTCACAATGGCTCTGTAGGTTCTTCCCGGTATCGCAAACAGTGCGCTGCGGATCCGGTGAATGCCTGCACTTGCAAAGTCCGCCAGTTTGATCACCGGCTGGATACTCAGCTTAGCGAGAAAGAGAAGATTGTTCTTTATCTGTACCAGCCTTCGTGTTGCCATGTCTTTCAATGCCAGCAAAGGTATCATGGCAAGACCGCCCATTTCCTTGGCAAAAGCCTTGAATGCTGATAACTTAGCAGTCGCTTGATCCTTTAGACGGATAACCGGAGCAATCACTGTTCTTGCGGTTGCTTTCAGCTTGCCAGTAATCAGAGCAAGCCTGCTAGTCACTTGATCACGAATCCGGATAATTGGATCCATGACATAATTCTTTACTTGCTGAAATAACTTTATAGATGATTTCAGCTTGTTCAATGCCATGTCTTTCAGCTTGACGATTGGTGTGATCACCATGTTGCCAAGTCGCTGGAGTTTCATAGTAAGTGCCTGCACTTGCTTTGTCCCATAGTCCTTGATCTTAATAAAAGGGGAAGCGACCATTCGTCCAAACGCGGTCAGTTTCGCCTTGGCTTTGTTCAGCTTCCTCATATCGTCGTCATTCAAGCGGATCCTGGTATTGACACCCTCCTTGAATTTATTAGCGCTTGACTGCAAGCTGCGGATAGACTTCATGGCAGATGTGCTGTCGATTGCGGGTTTATACTTCGTGTCCCACGTTTCTTTAAGTTCTTTTCCGGTTGACTGCATCTCATCTTTTAAAGATTTGTTTTGTTTCCGGATTTCCTTAAAGGTAGTGGTCACATCATCCGTAACGCTCAGCTTTGCTAAAACTCCCATGATTCACCGCCTTTCCTGTACCTTAGGTTTTCTTTGCCGCAGATTTCGCTGCTTCCTCCAGTTCTTCGTAATGGTATTCCATACTCGCCTGATAAAACAGTTTTTCAAATTCTGGAAGGTTAAGAAATTCCTCTACCTTCCAGCCTTTCTGCACATAATGATGGAGCAGGTACATTTCACCATCATGCTTGATTAGTTTTTTAGATGCTTAACGACCTTGACTTTCTTTTCGCCGGGAAGAACGCCAGAGAGCTGCATGATCTGCTTTGCAATCTCCGTTTGTTCATAGCGGGTAAACATATCCACGACCTGCATCGTATAGTCGATATCACCGCTCTGTTTCATCAGCTTGCCAAGTTCCTTCATGTCAGGATTGGTAACACCAATATACACCGCATATTTATCTGCACTGTCATCATCATCACCATCTGTGCCATAATTGATACACTCAGTAATTTCGGCGTCAGACAGCGATCGGATCGTAATAGTTTTTGGAGTATCGTCACCATCGTCCAATGAAGGGATTTCAAGTTCCTTGGTCTGATACTTCTTTTTTGCTTTGATACGTGCTGCAGCTTTAGCAGCCATGATTTCCAGCATTGTTTTTGTTTCTGTTGAGTTTGCCATTTTCTTTCCTCCTGTTATGCAACTGCGATCTGATCAAGTGGTGTCATATCGCTTGGTGTGAATCCTCCTGTTAATTCTTCTTCAATGATTCCACCTTTTTCCATAATGACCAGTGGAAGATCAGTCCACCAGACATTATCAATACTGTATCGAGACACGCCACCATTGACAGCATCAGGATCTGCAAGTTTCGTGATGACCTGACTGCGCACGTCTTTGCCTTTTTTATAATTTGCCAATACCGCATTGTATCTGTCATATACCTTGGCGATCGTTACGCTGATTTCACCTTTTAACCCTGTCATTTTGGAGTCAACATCGATACCAAGCTGAACATCTTCACGATTGACAGAAACTTTGGCTTCAATCTTTTTGAATTCCATGACCGGAAGTCCATCGATCCATAAGGTTCCCCATGTACCTGATAGCGTTTTATTTCCTGTGATTTCCATTTCTTTACCTCCTACATTTCAAGTGACAGGTCAAGATCTTCCATTGCATCCACAAGTTTGATCTTACCTTCCAGCATGATCTTACTTCCTGTATTTGCAGAGAGGATCTCAGCGTCACTCATCTTATCTGTGTCAATCTCATTCATTTCGAGATAGGCTTTCTGCTTTTCCAAAGAGATAGAAACAGTATTCTCCGCATTAGAATCTAAAACATCACCCTGAATACCGCGGAAATATTTCAGTATGGCAGCCACAAATGCCTGCTTGTGATCATAATCATTGATGACCTGCCCAACATAATCATTTTCAAAGGTCGTTTTAATGTCCTCCTTGATCATGTCACGTCCTTCAATGATCTTGATTTTTCTAAGGTCATCACTTTTCCCAGATGTCAATGAATTAACACCACGACCGACCTTGAAGCTCTCTCCATCATAAATGATGATGAGTTCGCCTTTGCCAATTCGTTCCTCTGCATCAGCGGGCGTTTCGGCTGAGATAATATCAGACAGTTTGTAATAGGTCATTGATCTACTCAATGGCAGACCAGCAGCAATTCCCGCAATACGTGCGCAGTATTCAGCTGCACTCAGCGTGACTTCTGTCCCTGAGATGGTAGATACAACTTTATCAGTCGTATAGTTGATAATTCCTTCATTGTCAGCTGCAGTTCCTGCAAACACTGCCTTAAAGGTCTTTTTGTTTGCTGTTCGCTGTTCTTTCATCCAGCTAACCAGCGTAGTGGTTGCTTCCTGATCAGCGCCCGGAACTGTCAAATAGTTCCACTTGTAATCGACAAGCAGGGCAAGTGATGCGGTGTATGTTGCCACTGATGTTTTTTGTGTTACGATGATGACCTTTGCGGGCGCTCCCTCAAAGATCAGTTTCAGGTATTGATAGTTCTTTTCATTTAATTTCGTAAAGTCAACATCATTCAAGCTCTTACAGATTTGAAACGGGATGGCATCTGCAGTATCATCTTTTAAAATTACTGCTACCACACCACGCTCGCTGCGCTTAATGATGCTCTGCGCTTTTTCAGCGAAATCAATGATCACCTGTGGTAATCCTATACTCATGTTTTTTTCCTCCTGTTTAAATAATCGTGAAGTCCAGTTCCTCTGCAGGAACACCATCTTGCGGTTTATCCACAAGGTCAGTGAACTTCAATGTAAATACATAATGTGCGACATCATCTACGATCCTGAATGTAACTTCTGGAATCGTGATATGTCTATCTAAGATGTGAAAGCAAGGCTGGAATACTTTATCCAGTGATTCATTCATTTCAAAATAACGTTTTCTTGATTGCTCTTTATGCCAGTAGGCGATATCGATGATAAACGAGCGATCGCGCATCTTTTCACCATTCAGCTGATTCGTGACTGGAAGGAGGGTAACAAAGAACCACTCATCCAGTGTTTCACTTTCTTTGGTTTTTGAAAGCTCCTCGAAAGCCACTTCAATGTCTTTTATACTTTTTAAATCACTAACGATCTTTTTTTTGAGTTCAGTGAATGTAATCATTAGAAATCAATCTCGTGGCGGTCTAGAAAGTCGCTCATCCAGTCTTTTAGATATCCTGGTAGCATGGTGTCAAGCATATCGCATGAAACCTCCAGCATATGAGCGCCCTCGATGAAGCCTCCGCCTTTTGATCTATGACCATAGTTTACTGGTTCTGCATATTCGACATTGTTGTAAAGTGTAATGATGTAAAGACTGCCTTTTTTCTCGATATCACCGATAAACCAGTTTTCCTGCAGGTGATGCGTCCTTACCGGAGTAAGATCCTGGACTGCACTTTGCCAATCCACACCGATCTGTGCAAGGAGTGCTAAAAATTCAGTGGGATAGTCATGTTCGATGATTTGAGCAAGAGCCTTGTCAAACTCATCAAGACCGCTTGTATCAACACCGCTCATCAGGCATCCTCCTCATCCATCAGCAAGGGCAGATTGTTATGGCTGCAGTATCCTTTTTCAAGTCCTGCAGAACAAATGATCGTTCGTCCAAGATGTGTGACTTCAATCGTATCATTCTTCTCAACATGAATTTCCGGACGATAGAATAAGGAATATTCCGTCACCGCTTTTACAACCATTCCATTTTTTGTGATCTTTCCACCAGTCGGACTGGATAATGCACAGGGGATATCGGTGTATACTCGCTTACCATCCAATCCTTTCAGGAAAATGGTTTCTCCAGTTTCTGGATCCTTGCCTTTTACTGGTCGGTACACATTCATGGTATCGTTATATGTCGCAGCTAAAATATCAGCTTCGGTCATATTTTGGATCCCTTGGTGTGTTGAGTTTTTTGAAATGAACTAAGATACAGTTATAATCCTTCATGAAATTCACACTATTTTGATAGGCAGATTTCGGATCACGATAAGAAATGGACGTATCTCCTCTGGAAATACTTGATACTTCCTTATTGTTTGGATTTTCAATATGACCATCTGCAATCAGCATATCCTCACATATCTGCGCTGCGGTATCCTCCAACTGTTCTGGTAGATCTTCGCGGTGGCAGTGTGCAAGGATTTGCCAGACAGCCCTGCGCACGTAACGCTCGACTGTCTCGCTCATTCCTTCATCAAGTTTTTTATTACTTTTTACTTCCTTTGCTATTCGCGTCACTGCTTCCTGGATCCTTGGTTCCATTCTGGTCAGCTCCTTCCTTGGCAGCTTCCTCAAACTTCTTGATTTTCGCTTTCAATTCAGCATTTTCTTTCATTAGAAGTTCCTTGGCTTTTTCAACCTTTGCAGTCAATTCTGCATCGGTGTATTTCTTTTCTGCTTTACCATCGACGATCGGATTTCCGTTCTTATCGTACTGTAAACCAATAACTGTAGACATAGTGGCACCTCCTTACGCTGCAGCGTGGGAACAGTAGATCCCAGCCAGCTTGTTTTCGTAGATATAAGCATAAAGCGTATTGTTTCTGTATTTGAATACGTGATCATCAGCGATCTGGTCAGCATCAGGACTGAAATATTTCAGGAACTGAACCAACTTAGAAATGACTGCGCTCTTTTCAACTACCAGGAAGTTGACATCTTTACCGCCGGTAGCCTTACTATAACCGAACTTGGTATCTCCGTTTTCCTCCTTACCAGTGGCAAGATTAATCGCAGTATAGAAACGAGCCTGTGGCATCTCGATGATCTTAGAGAACTTATCAAGTACCTTTTTTGATTTCGTTGTATCCAGATCATCGATGTAAGACTTCAACGTTCCCTGGATAAACAGGATTCTGTTTTCCTTAGAGACCTGGTCATTGTCCATCTTGTCAGATGCTCTACGCAATGCTTTGACAGCTTCCATTCCATCTGCGATGGTTTCTTCAACCTTTGTAATACCACTCACACCGCATATTTTTGCAATACGACCGGCATCAGTTTCAGGGATGACTTTTGTTCGCAAGAACTCGCCAGACAAGCGACTGAACGGAATACCTAAAGCCTCCTGGTTTGTCAAACGGTCGATACGTAATTCCTGAGAACGTTCCTTGTCATACTTGACAACTTCCCAGCTTAATTTTGTGGATCCCTTGGTATAACCGGAATTACGGTCAAAGTCACCAAGTCCATCCATATCCAGTTTCGCGACTCTCATCTCTCCATACTGATCAACCATAACGGAATTTTCATCAGCGTCCAGAATGGAAGTCAAAGCCTCCTGCTGGTACAGCTCATCAAGAATAGGGAGCCATACCTGTGCTAATTCAATATTGTTCATAACTTACAATCCTCCTATTTCTTTTTGATACCCATAAGTTTTCGGGCGTTTTCTTTTTGCGATTCGACACTGCCAACTTTTACATCACTAGCAGCCTGTGGGGTTCTACCCTTTAAATGTGATTTGATACCATTTTCAAGGGATGACTGAAAGACTTTCGTAACCCTCTTAAATGATGCATCTAGGGCATCATCGCCTGAAACGTCAAGTAAATCGATCAGTTCTTCCGGATAACCAGCACCAGTCAACTTCTTAGCTGCATACTGTTTACGCAGATCTGATTCCAACTTTGCGATACGCTCAGCCTCGGAAACCTTTTTTTCTTCTTTTGGTGCTGCAGTGGTTGTGGTAGCTGTTTTTTGTGCCTCCTGCCACTTCTTTTGCTCATCGGCAATCATCTGCTGAACTTCCTCTGCAGTATAGGATTTCTTTTCTCCCTCTGCTTTGGCTGTCTGATCACCTTCTATTGCTTGTGTAGCCCCATCCGTATTTGTTGTTGTATCTCCAGGGACTTCACCATTCTTCACCCAGCCGACAATTTTTGCAAAAATGTTCTTTGCCTCTTCCTCTGCTGGGGGTGTTGACGCTGTCTGTGTCTGCGTCGTTGTTGCTTGAGATTTGTTTTCTTCCATAGTGGTTCCTCCTTTGCAATCTCATCTATAACAAGCCTTTTAAAAGGGCTTTGTTATCTCTTTTTATTTGCTTTCACAAATTTCTCTTTCCATTGCTGGTACTTTACATTTTCATGTAAGGGTGTGATTTTTCCACGTTTTTCATAGTCAAACATGGATAGATCACCTTGTGCGATAATCCGGCATTTACAGTTCGGATGCATAGGTGGCATATTCACACCTGGCTCTGCTTCCTCAAACGTGAAGATTTTCCCATTTAGTGCTGCACAATCCGGACAACCATCACCAACAAACATATATTTTTTAAAGCCCATCTTTTGATAAGACATTGCCTGTGCCTGCTGTGTAAAATAGGTTGACTCTGTTCTTACCAGGCGTTTGGCGTTGTACATACCTTTATCCATGACCTTGTTGATAGCAGATGCCATCTTATCAACGCTATGACCGGCTATCATGCCATTCGCGAGTTCTTTTCTCAAAGTCGTTGTCAACTTGTCGATATCTTCCCAGATTGCCTTGGAAAAGGTTTTTGTCTCCCACGGATATTCAATAATCTTCTTGATCATGTCCGGATTGAACTTTCCGACCTTCCAGCCAACGCCTAACGCTTTCTGTACTGCATAGTGACCGCGATAGTAATGTTCGACTAGCACCTTTTCAAGATGCTTTTTAATGATCTTATTGCTTTGATCAGCAAGTTTTCCCATCTCCATGTCGATCTGTGATATCAGCTGTTCTTTTCTTGTGATCCTGCTTTTGGCTGATAAAGTGTTCAGTTCCAGCAGTAGCTTAGGATCTTCGCTGGTTTCTATCTCTTTCAGATATTCCTGAATACTCATTCGCCAGAGATCATATTCTTTTCCTTTCAGCAGTTCTGTTGCCTGCTGGGTAGTCAATTCATTGTCCTCGGCAAATTTATAAACAATTCGCTGTATTTCACTTTGTAGGTGTTCCGCGGTCTTGTCATAGCAGTTGATCAGTTCTTCAATAACCTCATCGTCCGCTTTTGCCTCAGCAAGTGCATTTTCCTTTTCAGTCTCCACCAGTTTTTTCTGTTGCTTACTCATTGGATTCCTCTGCATCGATCTCATTTATATCCAGCACAGTGTTAAAGGCAGCACCCATCTTTTCATATCTGCTTGCTTCCTCATATTCCTCGACCTGTTCATCCTTGATACGTTGTAATTCGTCTTTTGCATCATCAATCATGTTCAGATTAGTCAAAGCAGTTTCATGTGAGATATGAGGCGAGGCAAGGTTGACAATCTGTGCGTTTTCCAGATCGTTCTGCGGTGCATTACGCTGGAATGTAATATCAATATCGCGATAATCGTATGGTCTGCCAAATAGATGCTCTATGTTGCAGATTAACTCAAAGCGCCTTTGTAGTGCCTTTTTAAACTTTCGCTGCTTGTCCGATATGATCTGATTAGGACTCCACATTTTATAGCCAATCGCAACACCGGAAAGATTTCCTGAAAAACTCTCATCATCCATTTTTGGTGTGAAGGAGTATAAGTGCATATCATTTTTAAGGCGATCCTTGTAGTTCTCTGTGGCAGTATCATTGATCTCCTTCATGATCCAAGACAACTCGCCACCATCTTCTGTGATGATTACGCCTTTCTTTCTCATTTCAACGACATCCTCAAGCTCCACATCGCCTAGTTTTGATAAATGCATGATGGCATCGTCATTGTACTCAAAGAGATTAGCGGTGTTTGATTGTCCTTTGTCGTAGGCATCGTTAATGCTGATGACATCTTCAAAGTCACCTTTCATTTCTTCGTTGTTCTGGTAAAGTACGATAGGCACATCGCCCCAAAAATGCTCCTGAACATCTGTCAATTCAAGAACTGCTTTGTTCTTGCTGGTAAATGTCCAGCACTCATATGCGGTATAAAAATCAATGCGCAGAATAGGGTTTCTGAGTTTATCCTTGGAATGGATCACACGCATAAATCCAAGATATTTTCCGTCTGTAGTTGATTCCTTGAACAGGATACCTTCATCCGCCGGAATTCTTGTAAAGCGGATGTTTGCATCCTCATCCATATAGAGAAGTTCAAAGCAATGACCATGAATACTCATCTTCTTGGCAATCTCGAAGTTTTCTTCCTCCTCATCGTTATAGTCCAAAATGTCCTTGATACATTCCAGTAAGGCATCATCTTCTGAACCATATTTGACTGGTTTTCCTATGAAAAAGCCAGTCAGTACGATGGTTACATATTTGCACATGGCATGAATGAGTTTATTGTTTGGATCATTGGAATTGAATTTCGGCTTTCTATTCAGCTCATGCTCATTCAAGAAATACTTTTCTAGTCGCTGGTATTTTTGGATATCCTGCTGTGATTCCTGATAGAATCTGCGGATATCCGTTTCATCAAAAGTTTCAAAACTTTCTGCATCTACTGTTATAATCATGTCTTTCCTCCTTTAATGAAGGCTTAACTGTCGCTTGTCGGCGATCATAAAGCGTTTCACTTTCTTTGCTACTGTTCGACATCCTTCCAGTGCATCAATACCGTCATCATGGGATCCCATAGGGAACTGTAGCATCTGTTCAAGCAACAACTTGTGTCTGCGACTGAACAGGATGTATCCATTCTTGACATCCGGCTGTAGCGTCTGCACACGCAGTGTCTTATCACTTGATTGCATAACCTCAACGATAGGCAGGTAAAGTCCAGCTCTTACGGATTCCTTTTTCAGCGTTTCTTTCAGGAACCACTGGAACTGGTTCGTCTCACAGCCGAACTTCTTGAATCCTTTACCAAACTTTCTGCGTAGCTTGCGTTCCAGATCAAGAATATCGCTGATGATCTTATCCGGATGCCTACGCTGGATGTCAGCTTCGACCACATATAGAAGTCCAGTCTTTTTCCCGCGTGCAAGGCAGATGATGGCACTGAAATCTGATTTCTTGCTTTTGCCAAGGGATGGATCCACAAACCCAAAGAAGTCGAAGCCATGAGAGAAGTCCATTTCCACATCGTTGTAGTAACTGATCCATTCTTCCATAAATAAGCAATCTTCCGGATTGATAGGCTCATTTTGCATTTCACTATTGAATGCTGCATCACCTTCTGACACCTTCATAATCATCAGGTCGTAGTAGGAAAGTTTTTCTTCCCACAAGACCTGTGTTCCTTCTAGCATCTTTTCTTGGCGTGTCTCAAAATATCTTTTTGCATCCTGCTCTCTGTGATCATTGGACAGATCGGTATAGATCTTTTCCCATTCATCCCATAGCTCACTGTACTTGGCAAAGCCAATGACAGCCTTGTACTTAATTGATCGATAACTAGGATTTTTCAATACGTTAGCCAGCAGGGAGTCGTAATGGAGCAAAGTACCAATATAAATAATATCTGTGTAATCATCACCGGCTTTTGATACTGCTTTATAAAACCAGTCGGACAATTTCTTTCTTTGATCAGGCGTTCTTACATTTTCGTCGTTCTCCACATCATCCAGAATAATGAGGTCAGGTCGCCAGTTTCGATGCTTACGACCACGAATCTTCTTTCCGGATCCGATTGCTTCCACCTTGATGTTTGTCTTTGTCAGGATGACATTGTTCCGCCATACCTTTCCACGCAGATCGCCAAAGTCCTCGATAATCTGCGGGTTCTCTTCAAATTCAACCTTGATGTTATCCAGGAAACTTTCTGCCTGGTCGCTGGAATCTGACAAGATGATAGGGTAATGCTTGTAGCCATAACAGATGGCGTGCATAGTTCCTTTAAATGTGAGGTTCGTTGATTTCGCATGACCACGGGGTGCAGCGATTGCACGTTTGCATCCTGCTGACCGCGAGATCCTTTTGATTTCACGTTTGTTGTCTGGTATACGATTTTTCAAAACACCGTCTGTCCATATCCTGTCAAGGTCGCGATGGAACTCAGGCGATTCCCTGACAAAATAGTGGGGGAAGTATGACCTTCCAAAGAACTCCATATCAAATGCTGCAAGCTGTCGGCGTAGCCCATGTTCTCCTGTCAATGGATATCCAGCCTTGAACTTTTCAAGAATTTTTAAACGCCTTGCATCACTATCTTTTTTTAAAAAGGTCTTAAAAAGGTTTGAAAGGTATGTGCTGTATTCCTCCTGGTCGATATCATCTTCCTGATCTCTTAGATTCTGTTCTGCTTCACTGACTGCATTGATCAACTTAGTAAAAGCATCATTTTTTCTGTTTTTCATATCATCACATCCTTTCAAATAAAAAAACGACTGCGAAAGAGCCGTTTTAAGCGTAGTTTCTGTTTTTGGTAGTATTTGTTCGTTCTCAACCTGTTTCAAAAATTTAAAAGGGTTTTACAAACTTTTAAAAGGGGTTTGAGCGTATCTCGTCAATGTAATGTGATGTAGATACGCTTCGCCACCCCGGATTGACCAGGTTAAGGGTTTTATGTCCGCCAGTTCCTGCCTAGAGGGACGAATCAACCCCTAGTTTTCACTGGTTTCTTTTTCATCAGTTATGATCGACAATGTAATCTTGTGGATTTCATCAAATACTGTTATTTCAAATGTTGCTTTCTTTTGTCTTTTCTGGCAGGATATGATTCTGCTTTTAAAATTTAAAAGGATACCCTTTTTAATCAGGTAACTTCCATCATCCTGAAAACTGATCAGTGTTGGTTCAATCATCTTGCCATCATTGCCAAGTAGACGGATCCATTCTGATTCCAAGTAGCTGAGAGTAGCTGGTGTTCTAGGATTTCCAAGTAGTGCTGTAACTCCTGGTACCCTCATCACTTTGTAATAGGTGTTTGCACTGAAATTGCATTCAACAAATACATAGCCAGGGAAGAGGATACGTTCCTTTGATTCCCATTCACCATTAGTTCTGATCTGCTGTTCCTCTCGTGGAACCAGAGCATCAAAGCCAGCGGAGCGAAGCTGCTCCATGACTGTGACTTCCTTATTCTTTTTTGTTTGTACTACGATCCATGACATATCATCCCGCCTCCTTTTTCTGGTTTAAGTAGGATACGACATTCTTGTATAACTCAGGACTTTCTTTTGCCATCGTCTCAAATAACAATGTTTTCATTTCCTCAATGGCAGCATCCTTAATATCCTGATTCTGTGTTTCAATACGTTTCTTGTAGGCAGTAGCCCTGATGAGCGCATTGGTTTCCTTCATCAGTTTATCAAGTTTGACCTCGTTCCAGTCCTCTTCCTCTGTGTTTGCCAACCGGTTGAATACGTTACCTGAAACAATACGAATGATTGCCTCGGTCGTATCAAGATCAGGATAATTGTTTAACTCACGCATGATGTTTTTAAAATTCTCATTCGTCATGCGCAACTGTTCAACATTGGCGTTGTATGCTCTGGCATATCGGCATACTGCAGCAACAGATATGGATTGCTCATTCTCTTTCAGAAAGTCGACAATCTCGCTGTATGTAGAGCCGGATAACAGCATTTGTTCCACCGCACCTTTTAGGTCGTCTGGTAGATTGTCAATCTTGCTGTGCTTACGATTAGCCACACGCTACACCTCGACCGCGTCGTCTTCGATTTTTTTCATCAAGAGTTTAATACCCTTGGATGACAACTTCGCCTCTAACTTCTTGTAATTAACATTCTGAGACAGCTCCGGCACTAGCTCCAGTGATTGGATATCCCTCATTCGGATATATCCTTCGAGTGATAGGTAATTGATACAGTCCATAAATTCCCAATTCTCCACGCCTTCATCTTTTAAGACTTTTTCAACACTCTGTAATTCCATGTATTTGTAACGCAGTATATTGATGGTACGTAATACTTTTCCATTATTACGCATAAAATTATCTGCCATAACTCGCTTCTTGATTTCTTCTCTATCCATATCAGTACCTCCCATTATTTCATCATCATTTTCATTAACTGATCTAATTTATTAGATAACTCTCTTTGACTACCAATAAATTCATCTCTTGATATGCTATTTTTGTTTAAGTCTTTCAAGTCATCTCTAATTTCATGTAATGCTTCATCAAAATCTTTTCTTGGGGTATAGTTCTTTTTGATTTCCTCAATATCCCCCTTCAATGATTCTGCATCTTCTTTTTTCAAATAATTGTTTTCAATCGAACGGATTTCATTATCATGCTTGTCTGCACGATCAATCGTTTTCTTTAAAAAATATCCAGCAATAGCATACAGGACACCAAAAATCCAGCTCTGAATATCATTCATTTTTATCCCTCCGTTCTTTGTACAGACACAATCTTACTCTTATATTGTCAAATGAAAAAATAAAGCCTTTGAATAAAATATTTTAAAAAATACTTTACCCAAAGGCTATATCTCTACATCGAATATCGTTAGCTGACCATCTACAGGAGCGTTTTTCAACTCCCTATATATATCAGAAATAATATTCCTAATTTGATTTTCCGTCAATCCGTATTTGACGCTAAGTGCTTTTGTACTTCTTGTTTTTTGATATTCCTGACATATCTTCTCATTGCGGATCCTGCGCTCCAATGCGTCTGTCTTTGGTATATAGATACTGCACCCTGCATAGTTCTGCAGGAGATTCCTATAAGCCTCTAAACCTATGATGTCGACCAGTTCCTTTTGTTCCTGATCAAGGTCATCATAGGTCAGCTTCTGGATGATTTCTTCCATCAGTTTAGCATATGACCTGCAGGTCTACGCAGCTCCGCAGATTCAATATAGTGTTTCAGGATCTCAATGAGTTTGTTTCCATCCTCGCGATCAAGATACGTAAACAATCGCTGAGGTGTTGATTTTACATTGAACTGACGCTTGATGATACCTGCCAGTCGCTCGCCAACCGGCGTGGTATCCTCTATCTCGTCAAGTTCTTTCAAGCGGTACATCAGCGCCCATATCTTTTTCTTTTGACCTTGGCTCACGCTCTCAACACTCATATGACTTTGTTTCTGTTCAAGATATGCGATGATCAATTCTGCTTCGTTGTGAGTAAGGTCTTTTACGGATTCTTTTCCGGTTTGCGCATACACAATCATGTGAAGGATATCGTTCTCCTTGTCCTTGCTGTCAACATATCCTAAGGCGTTGGCGATTGCGTATATCTTCTTTTTCTGCCATCCTTGTACAGATTTCATATGATGTTGCTCCTTTCTATTCCTCTGCTTCCAGTGTCACCTTGATGGTTTCATCAATGATCACGGATGCCTTAGCCTTTGCTACTGCATCCTCAACGGATCCATGGAACTCTGATGCGTCCATAATCTGCAGGATTGTCTGGTAGTTCATGACCTCCGTAATCAGATAAGCCCAATCGCTTGCCTCTTCCTCTGTTAATTCAGGAACATATTTAAGCAGGTTCTTCTTATCTTGTGCAAATTTACCTTTCAGTTTCTTGCTAAGTGTCTTTTGTGCTTTGGTATCACTGGTAATCTTACAGATGGCATCTGCAAGCGTGCCTTCTGTGTAATTGCCCGATACCATATCAGCAAGAAATTTTTTACTGTTAGGCTTGAGGTCTGATTTGACCTCTTCCTTTACAAAGTCACCATACGCAGAACCAAATAGTTTCTTTAGTACGCTCATTGCGATTGGTTTCACTGTATCTGCGTTCTGTACAATAATCTTGCAGTTTCCAGTTCCATAATACTCGACTGTCTTTTCCTTGCTGTCTTTAAGATCCTCCTGTGCTTGTTTCTCAAAGAATCCTTTGAGTTCATCCAGCTGGAGCTTTAACCCCTCCAGCTGCGCTGAAAGGTCGGCATAGCGATCAACTCGTTCACTCATTGTCATTGCTGTGTTCATGTTCTTCCTCCTTTGCTTTTTCGTTGAATCTTTCCAAGCATCTGGAGCATAACTCTGTACCGTCGACAACTACTACACCATCAGCACAGCCACACATGATACACGTTGGTATGTGCTTACGGATGATGAGTGCATCATCGGCTGTTTCCACTTCCACAGCTGCGCCCTTAGGGATGTTGAGTTCATGACGCATGATCTGCGGTATCGTGATGCCACCAGCCTTGGAAACTTTCTTAAACTGTTTCATCTCAATTCCTCCTTTGTTTACTCCACTCTGCATTTTGCGGGCTTGTGACCGTCTTTGGCTGCATTAGAGCAGGGGATTATATATCTTCCCCTGTGGCTTTTATGTATTCCTCTCTTGTAACTGCCACCACTTCTTTGACCAGATCGCAAAAGGTTTCTTTAAATGCCTCTTGCGTGATTTCGCAATTAGTACGTGCATACATTTCATTTCCATCCACTGTTTTAATTTTCCAAAATTGTGATGACCTCATATCTTAGTCCCTCCAGTTCTTCTCTTGTTTCATTCACTTTCTTTGTATAGCTTGTTTCGTAAACATCTTGATTCCATAATCTTTGAGCGCCAGCTTCGCCCATGTTGTAAGCCATCAGTGCCATGTTCATATCTTGATACTTTTGATAAAGCAACCCTAGCATATAGGATCCTGCTTCAACGTTCTGCAATGGCTCCATTATGTTGGTAAGCTCTAATGTATTACTCAAACGTTCATGATTGCATATGTTGATTTGCATTAAGCCATAGTCATCTGTTTCACTAACGCTGTCAGGATTGTAATTGCTTTCTACATCAATGAGTGCTAAGACGGTCAACTGGTCAATACCGTTTCTGTTTGCAATCCCCATGATTTCATCCTGCATATCCTCACTCAATGGTATTCTATAATATGTTTCTACCAGCTTAACCGGTTCCGGTGTATCCTTGTTCTGCAGTATGATCTGAGGTGTTTCCTGTTCTTTGCATTGTGTTGCTTGATCAGTGATATAGTAAGACATCAACATACATATGATCAGGATTGCTTTCTTCATCAGCTGCACCTCCTGTAGCTATTCAGTTCTTTCAAAAGCCTTTTACGGTACTTTTGTAAGTCACGCTTGCGATAAGGTGATTTTGTGTTCATGTAGTCCTTATCGCATTTCTTTAATTTCTCTCTTATTTCAAATTCAGTCATAATTCTTCTTATAACCTCCATATAGGATTTAGAAGTTCTATAATCTCATCGACATTCATAGTTTTTTTATCTTCTATCTCCATCTCCAACTGTAATTTCATAGCACATTTCTTTAATTTAAGGATACCAACATCCTCCAAACTGACGGATCCAAATTTTCCGGAATTGGTCATCATAGAAAGAACAAGCATGATCCATCTAGGGTTGATGTAGTCCATTTCATCCCACTCTTTACAAACTTCTTGAGCAAACTTTCTGCGGTTCAAGCGAGGCTTATCAGGGGGGACGATGCCTTTCTCTTGTAGCATCTTTTTTACTTCTCTGTTTTCTTTGATTTCTCTTTGCGTCAGCTTTTTACGTTTCACTGCCATTTTTTCACCTTCTTGCCATACCTGTAGCGATTGTCATGCGTAGGCACTTTGTCAATCAGTGAAAAGACCGCTTTTACTTCTTTTTCATTTGTCAGGTCATCACTGGATAGACTGTAGATATAGAGTTCATCACCAGTGTCCCTGATATAAACCGTTTCTTCACAGTGCCTGCAGATCTTATGGCTGGAGTATGTTCCACCGTACCAACGGATACCGCCAAATTCGCTGACCACTCTAGGCTCAAAGTATAGTTCATCTCGTAAAACCATAAGTCCTCCTTTCTGCTTTTTATTGCTTGTTAGAATCATGATTCCGCTCACTCTGCATTTCTACGGGCTTGTGACCGTCAATGGCTGCATTACGGGGAAGGAACCTATTTCATAAGTTCCTGGAGCATTTCTTTCATATCGTGCATATCCTGATCCGTTGCAATGTAGTCCGGATCAATCGCATCGCGAATGATGTCGCATACATCACTTAGTGCTTTTTCTGTTGTGCATTCATAGGTTTTTATTTGATACAATGCGATTTTAACGATGTATGGCTTATAGTTCATCGTCGTGGCCATTCTTGGAGCCTCCGGCAACGATTGCCCAGCATAGCCATGATAATGCCGCCCATACTGCGAATCCTATGATCCAATTCATTTCTTGTACCTCTCTTTCAGGAACTCTTCCATTTTTTCATGATCACCACATATTCCTAGAACTTTGCAACTTTCACAGTTATAAAAATACTGTTCATGTTCTGCTTTATCTGCAAATTCGTGGCAGCAGTGACCTTCCATTTCTGATGCCATGACATATGCAATTTGTTTGATATAGACATCCATGTTTGTTCTTGTTCGGTACCTGTATTCAGCATACAATGCATGGATCAGGCACACGGTATAGAAGATTGCAGCTCCTAAGAACCAGAGCTTTGTGACAAAGAAGAATGCTCCTTCAAAGATGACGCAGATAAACAAATGAAAGTAATAGCCCTGATCTAACAAATATCTGTTCAGACAATACACGCTAATCAGGAGTATCAGCATAAGCCCTGCGCCGAATCCCCATATCACTTTTGAGATAAACTTCATCTATACACCTCCATCACTCTGCATTTTGCGGGCTTGTGACCGCCTTTGGCTGCATTACTGGAGAGCGGATGCTCTCATTCTTTTTTACTTTTGTATGGCTTTGCTGTGTGCCTACAATTCACATGAAAGGGTATGCTGAATCTCCATTGAACACCTTTATGAATACCTCGCTGATAGGCTTTATACAGTCGCTTGTCCAAGTCGCTGGTATAGATGACTGCTATTAGTAACGCAAGCAGGAATATCAGTGCGACAAATATAAGTTTATGTGTAGCATCTAGTTCCTTTAAAGTGAGATTGAGTAAGGATCCAATCGTGATGCCCAGCACTCCTGTCAAAAAACAATCCTTCAAGTTACGATTTTTCATTATGGTTTCCTCCTTGATTCAATATAGTAAAGTAAGATAATAGTGGTACATATGATCAGCGTGATCTGTGTTGCTGTTGCCATCAGATCACCTCAATTCCAAGCATTCTAGCCATGCCATACAATCCATCAAAGGATACATCCTCATTATTGATAGCCCCGTCATAAATGTTCACAGCGCCTCGTACACCCCATTTACTGCGTGCGATGCCATGCAGGAAGGCAAGTTCCTTCTTGTTTGCAGTTACGGATAATGCTGGGAACAGTTTCTGTATATCGTCCAGCGTAGCGTCGTTTGTTGAAAAGTAACGGTTCATTTTAATACGAGAGAACAGCTGTGCGAAACGTGCCTCCTGTTTACCGCGCATCTTTGTATAGACCTCTGTGTTACCAATCAATACAATGCCGACACCTTTCTTTCCAGTGATGCTGTTAGGATCTGCCAGCGTTCTGATTTGTTCTAATGCAGTAAGTTTCAGATGCTGTGCCTCATCAATGATGATGACCTTGTTTGTTCCTTCCAATTTCTCACGGATAATTGTGATCATATCCAGTTTGTTTCTCGTTTCAGGCACCTTCAATGTTCTTGCCAGTAGTTTCAGCATATTACCAAGGGTTCCAGAGATAGGGGACATTTCAAGGTACACAGCAAGATGCGGATTCTCAACAACGTATTTCTGAGCTGCCTTTGTCTTTCCAATGCCAGCATCTCCATGTGCGATGACGATACCACCATTCACTTGTGCATACTGGATCATCGCCTGTATGTTCTGGCTTGTTTGCGTTTCAACATAGTCCTCAGCAGGCTTGTAAGGTGTTGCCTTACGTTTTTGTTCAACCTGCTCATCAACGGTGTTCAGGAATTCATCTAGTTTCTTTTCTACCTCTTTGATGTTTCCTTTATAGTTACCGTTACGGTACTGGCTTAGCACCGTCATGCTGACACCGATAACCGGTGCTGCCTTTGCCTGCGATAGACCTGATTCTTTCAGGTATCTTTCCAGACGTTCCTTTGTTAATGGGTTGTACTCTTCGTTACGCATAATTACTTCCTCCTTGTTCTTGTTGACGTTTCATTGCGTTCTTAGCCATTTTCTGTAAATCTGGTACTGGTACATCATGCAATAAAGGTTTCTCATCAGCCTTCTGGATTGTGATGTCCTCCAGCTCGCCTTTTTCAATGTTTTTCTTTTTGTTTTCCTCGGCTTTTCTCAATACCAGTTCAAGAGCAGTTCCTTTATCAATGGATGTAATAACACTATCCTGGAGCTGTTGCTTAACCACTTTTTTAGCTTGCTTAACGGTCTGCATCGCTTGTTTAACTTCATCTTGACTTGCTCCATATTCAAGCACTGCCTTATTATCAACTGGTACCGACATAATGTAACGGTCGTTTAGATCATACAAGCGTACACTGCTTAGATCTTCTGGATCGTAGCGGAAGAACACCTGTTTTCCAAGCATCTGAGTGACCAGTTCATTATTCCAGTAATCAAGGCGTTCACCATTGATATTGAGATGCACACCTCTGCGGGTTACTTTCTGCGCTCTAGTAGATCTCAACAACATTAAGTTAAGGTCTGCCTCTATTGCGACACGTTTTGTAATCAGATGCTGATAGTAAACTTCAATCTTTTGTGTTCCTCTATCTGCTTCTACCGCACCATTATACGGTTCAAAATTGAAGTAATTTTCAATCAGTTCACTGCATACTCTTGTCAGTTCTTCATCAGTAGGTAGGTTCTTACCATCCTTCAAGATTTTTTTCAGTATTTCCGGCTTTTCAACTACCGTACCGCCTGTATAAGTGCAGAATAATCTGGAAAGACCGTTCTTTATATCCAAGAAACGTCGCTCAATGACCTTCGCCTTTGCATTCCGTACTAGGGCATTGACCATTTTTATGCCTAATCTTTCAAAGATCGGTGTAGGATCAAAACGATTATCATTCTTCTTTGCTCTATGTCCTAAGCCACCTAAGTCAAAGGTCAAGAACTCACGCCCGTTGTCTAGATACAGGTTTTCAGGGATACCATATTTCATAATACCTCTACGCAGTGCGATAATCGTTGACTGTGATGATGGCGCTGTTGTTACATAGCATCCAGTAAATATTCCACTTCTCGCATCGAAGAACGCTGTGAGGTAAAGCCTATGCATCTTACCGTTATCACCCTGTACCAAAATATCAAAGGTGTGGTTGTCACCGACCCAATACTCATTAGATCGCATATTGTCATAGGTTCTCTTGATATAAGGAGCTGCCCGGTCATCGAATGCCTTATCTCCTTCACGTCCAAGGATCTTTACTGATTCAGCTACATCACTTTTTATATGGCGTGTAAATGTACAGTACGCCGGTATACCATCAACAAGCTCGGGATAATTTTCTCTGCAATACATTTCTGTGTACTGTAGGCACTTCCTGATCGGATGTTGTGCTTGATCTAGGTAAAAACTAAGAAATACCTGCCACACAGTTTCATCAATTTCAGTTTGCCCTTTACGAGCCTTACCTCGCATATCTGCTAAGCCTTTGATATCGTTCTCTTTATAAGCAGTGAGCTTTCTATATAAGGTTCTCAGTGAGAAGTTTCGATCCGGATATTCCAGTTTAAGATATGCTATATACTTCTCATCAACATTAGCCTTTGATGTAACACCATCAGCATTGCGATATGCTATCCAATTTTCAATTATCATAGTCCAGAATGCGATTTCCTCGCGCTCCTCAGAACTAAAGGAATCTAACTGGCTATTGTCTTTTCTTACTTCGGCTTTTAGAATGCCTTTTGATTGATAATACTTATGTTGTAGATCTTCCGACAACTGATCTATTGGAATAGCATGTATTATTCTATTTCTGGAATTCTTTGTATCAACAGTTTTGTAAGTTCCATCACTAACTAACTGTTGAATGCGTGACCGATTACATCCACGTAATTCAGCCACTTCTTTAATTGTTAAGAGTTCCATGCTAGTGACCTCCTTTACCTCACTCTGCATTTTGCGGGCTTGTGACCGCCTTGGGCTGCATTAAGGTGGAACTAATAGATATCAGTTCCAAGTAATTCTAGGGGGCTTACTTTAAGGGCTATTGCCAATCTACATAGGTTCTTACCTGTAGGTGATCTTCGTTCATTTTCATAATTGATTATTGTTTTTAATGGGATTTTGCTAATAGTTGATAACTCTTTTTGAGTAACATTATTCATTTTTCTTAATTTTTTCAAATTGCACTTAAATGAATTATTTAAAAATTCATCATTTGATGAACTAGGAAGTGTTTTTGTACTCATATGCTTGTTTCCATATTGATCTAGAATGTATTTTCTAAAAGCCATCGCTAATCTAGATGTCTGATATGTAACATCTTCCCATGTAATGTAGATGTCATATGCATCTAATTCAAATAATGATAATAGATTATGAGCATTCAATACCTGTCCATCTACAAAGCCATCTAACTCAGCTATGTATTCTTGGATGCTATCCTTCCATTCATCATTTTTCATTTTTTCATAAGCATCTTTAATGCTATCTGCATAAAATGTAATCATTTTCTATCCTCCTCAAAAATATCGTTTATTTTGCATCCCATTGCATCAGCTATTGCTTTTGCTCTAATAGGGAAAGTGTATTTAAACTCTCCTTTCTCTAACCTACTGATTGCATTAGCAGGTAGTCCGCTTCTGATTGAAAGTTGGCGTTGACTCAAACCCATCAATATACGTCTCTTCTTTATTTCTTGTTTTTTTACCACCAACATACAAAATCTCCTTTCTATCGTTACGTTCGTAACTCTTCATACATATAATAACCGATACGTTAGTAACTGTCAAGCAGATAAATATGAAAATCATATAAAAAGTGTTACGTATGTATCGGTATTGTGATAAGATAATAACCAAGGAGTGATCACTATGGAATTTAAAGATATATTAAAAAAGCTAAGATTAGAAAGAGGTTTAACTCAGGAACAGCTAGGCAAAGAGTTAGGCTTATCTGCCATTACTATTAGAAGTTATGAGGCAGGCAGGAGAACGCCAAATTCTGAGGCATTAGTTAAGATGGAGAAATTTTTTAATATATCTGGTCTGCAGCTACATGGCATTGAAGATAAACAAATGTCTTGGGACGATTCTGAAATTATGGATGAAGTCCATAACTCTTTTTCTTTTATGTTTAAAAATATGCTTTCTATAATTCAGAGTGAAACTGATCATAATCAGAAAATGTTTTTTGATATTTTTACTGGATTGCAAAGTATTATGGATATAAAAAATAAAGATGTTCGATCTATAATATTAGAACGCCTTGCAAGGGATGTTTATAATGATAGGAACCTTGCTGATAAGATGTCAGAAATTTCCTCTACTGAAGATTAATCCAATGCCCTTTTACAAAATACGATTTAATCAATGTCTTTTCAACCATTGTTCCGAATAGTGTAATAACGTTCCGAAATTCGTAATTTTTAAAACCTTTTAAAAAGGGTATTAAAATCATTATCTCAGTGTTAATCTGATTTAAAATTAAAGAAGCCTATGATACACAAAAAATAGCGTATTCATGGGCTTTTACCACAATTAACACTTAAAATCTTCCATATTAACAGTGAGTACATAAGAATTGAATATATTCAGCTAACAATTTTCATCACTTTTTAAAAAGGGTTTTAAATAATCTTTTTAACTAAAAAACGCCAATTTTATCGTGTTTTTTTTAAACGTTTGAAAAAATAATTGATGTTTTTAAAAGGCTTTAAAAAGGGTTGTTTATGAGGGCTTTTATACTAACAATAAAATAATAGAATCCATTTATTTTATGTTGCACACACTGCTGAAAAGGATTGCAGAAAATTACAGCAAATTACACCCGCATTACACAAAAAAAGCCCGTTTTTACGGGACTTTCCGTTGTTTTTCGTTTTTTTACACATTACATTTTCTCAAACTGTTAGTATTTGACGTTCTTTATGATAGTTTACA